TCGCATTGTCGTTCGTGGCATCTGCCAGTTTCTCTGCATTATCGGCTGCCTGTCCATACTGATCTGCCGTATCTGCAATTGCATCCGCTCCGGCAAGCCCTGCGCCGCTTCCACCTGTCTGACCTGATGATTTCTTGCCAGTAATAAGCTCCGTAAATGACTTGAAGGCATTTGCCAGAGTTGCCAGTTTACCGAGCAGAATATTGATTACTTTCAGAACAGGCGTGAAAATATTAATCAATCCCTGGCCGACTGTTGCTTTTAATGACTGCAACTGCAGTTGCATCACTCGCACCTGATTCGCCCATGAGTCAGATGTTCGAATGAAATCACCAGATGCAGCCGATAACTGTTTCTGCACAAAAGCCAGACGGAGAGCTACTTTCTCCTGCTCGGTCATGGCAGACGTTGTTTTACCATAACCGTTTGCCAGTGCGTACTGATCTAGTGCCGACTGGGTCATTACCACGCCGAGATCTTTGAGCGTTTCCGTTTCACCCGTAAACACTGATTTCAGTTTGATATACGCCAGATCCTGACTTATGTTATAAAACGATGCCACATCACCGGTTAGCTGTGTCAGAGCCGTTGACATGTCATAAGCCTGTGCTTCTGAGAATCCGAACGACTTTGACATTGCTCCGAATGTACCAACATACCGCTTTGCCATAGTCTCCGATAGTCCAGCGCTGGTCATAGCGTTCTTTGCAAATTCATTTACTTTGTCTGACATGGTTGTAAATGTAACATCAACCACGTTCTGCACTTCTGCGAGATCTGAGCCAAGGGCAACGCATTCTTTTCCAAACTGTACTAATTTACCAACAGCAAATACTCCGCCGATAAGTAGTCCTATTTTTTTTACTGTGCTTCCAAGCCCGTCGAATGACTGTTTAATCGCTGATACACCTTTTTGGACACCGGTTGTGTCTAATCTGGTATCAATAATGACTGAGCCATCAGCAGCCATACATTCACCTCCTAACTATTTGAGGTTTAACATCTCATTCAGCGCATCCTTGTACGCTTGCTCCTCTTCGCTGAGACGTGTTTTTATATCAATAATGTTCTTATTTTCCTGATAGAATTTCTTTTCCCATTTATCGAGCTTTTCGCCATTTGCCTTTTTTGAACGAATTCCAACTACGGTATTAAAAAGACATTCGCCAGATTCCATAAAGTATCCAAAAAACGTCCACCAGTGCATATAAGGCACTGCTCTGATTTCTTTACCGGCAACCTTGTTTACCGCCGGAACAATCATGTCTCCATCCTGTTCCCAATCCATCAAACGGGGCTTTGGGCGGTTTGGATTATCGTCAAACTGCCCGCAGTCGATGAACTCATAAGCTTTTTGAAGAGCTTCGCTTAAATTTTCTTCTGGTATCTCCCACCATTTTTCGTACATTATCTGAACAGCAATTATTGCTTTCGCTTCATTGCTAAAATCCGGATTTCCAAGAGCGATTAATATGCCTATTATTTTTCGAAAATCCGTTCTGATAGAAAAATCCACCCCACTTATGTTCAGTGAGGTGGGTAGCTCATAGGCGGTCATTTTGTATATTTCTCCACGTACTTATTGACTGCCGCCTGCATTTTCTTTTTTCTCTTTTCGATTTCCGGTGCGATTGCTTCTGCGATCTTGTCAAGTACGATGTAGGCGAATACCTGACCATTGCCGAATACAGTAGTCGCTGTGATCGGCTCCTTGAACAGGTCTTTTGATGCTTCATATCCGAGCAGATAGTTGATTTTGTCTTCGATCTGTTTGTTCAGTTCTGCCACTTCCTTACCAGATGTGACTTTTTGAATAGAGTTTTTAAGCTGGTCAAAGTACTCTCCCAGTTCCTCCGCACGTGCTGCTACATTGATATCAGTCGGGTTAAGCTTGAAAGAAGAAAAAACTTCGTCTTCGTTGTTGGTAAACGTGAATGTAAAAATTCCATCATCAATTTTGGTATTAATTACTTTTGCCATTTAGCATATCCTCCTTGTGTATGTGCTTATTCACTGTCAGCTGTGAATGTACCGGAACTGATATCAAATTTTCCTTTTACACGTTCGCCAACATAGTTGACAGTAAATGGAATCTGATAGCCAGATGTGTCACCGCCGTAGGAAGTCGGCACAACGTAGCAATCCTGCTGATATGCTTCATATTTGCCTGCTGTAGCTTCTGTCCAGAGATGAACCTCAACTGCTTTTGTTTTGAGGTTGTCGTCTTTGAGACGTCCATCTACAATCTTCTGTAACGCTGTGAACAGATCAGAAGTAGTGTCTGCATAGAACGGATCAGCGTCAGAAGAAACTTCATAGCCGTTATGCTTGAATGTGGATTCTCCGAGAATGTTTTTAGATGTTTCGGTATCTGGATTGAGTTCTACGTTATACTCTTCCAGATCTTTTCCAAGACGCTCATATTTCGGTGTCAGTCCCCCACAGAGGGAGCCTGCATCAATGTAATGAGCCATATATTTACGGTCAATCTTGCCTGTAACTGCCATAGAAATGTCCTTTCTGCCTATAACTTTTAAAAGGCTGTGTAGGTTAGCGACTATCTCCAATTGATAGCCGGTTGTTACTTGTTATATTACTTCATAAGTATTTTCATAGCGTACTGACAATGGCAATAACCAGTCCTGTACGCCACTCTCCTGTGGCTCTAAACCATAGGAATTATCATGGGTTATACGTTTTATCACTCGCCCCTGTGAAAGCTCTGGAAAAGCATTTAAGCGCGTCTCAGAGCCGTTTATGATAACTGGTTCCCGGCATATCCATTTACCGAGATTATCCAGGAACTTCTGAACAGATAACTTCTGCCGTTCCTTGTCGGATGCTGTTCGGTACACTACATAAAATGGGTACTGACAAATTTGGTGCATTACTCCACAAACATCTTCTTTTTCCGAATAAATCAAGGCCCCGTTGTCCGCTGAGAACGCAATTCCGGATTCTTTGCCGAGTTCCTCGAATTTGATTGTTTCATTTTCGTATAGTCCCGGATACTGGTTCAGAAGTGCTTTCATGGCATCTGTCAGAATCTCATATCCGGTCGCATCTTTACCAATAGGTTTATCCGCCATGTCTGCCACCTCCTGCCTGTGCTTTTACTTTGCGAATCCATGTACTGCCATATTGCCGTTTAGCGGCATCAAACCACTTTGCCTGTGCCCGTGGGTGAGCCTGTTTGGTGTATTCAAGATTTTCCTTTGCGGCTGTCCGACCAGAAAACTGACTAACGAGAACTTTCTTTGCTCCACGTCTCGCGTAGGGACTTCCGGTCAATTCATCAACCATTCCTTTTCCTTCGTACAGGAAGCGCCCATAAGGGGCCGCCGCCGCGCATACTTTCCCAGTTCCTTGCAAGGATGTACTCTCAACTCTCGTTCGATTAATGAAGTCCCCTGTAATCATCGGCATAAACGGCACCATACTATCCATGACCATTCCATCAAGGAGATACTGGGCTTCTTGATACTGTTTGGAGAACCTGTCCATATTCAGCTTGATTTTCATATCTCCGTCAACTATGGAGAATCCTTTGAAATGATGAATTTTACTCATATTACTTACCCAAAATCTCAAAATGTGGAATCAGCGTATACGGTCCGCCTACACTGGTAATCTTAAACACGTTATCCTTATTCTCGTTCATGTACTGGTAGAATCCGTTCCGATAGTCGCTGTCAGTTACCGTCCCACCAGTCCACTCGCCCTCCCAGAAGAACGATTCATCTGAGAATGTGATAGTATCCTCTAGAGCGTTGTTGATCTGCTGTTTCCACTCTTTAGGTGGCACCCATGGGAGAATCTTACCGTCTCTATCAGTAATGGTTATATCGCCATTCTGGACAGTGTAACGGATGTGCAACTGTGCGTTGTCTGTTGTATCTGGTCCGTACTTTTTAAGGATTGCCCCTTTGTCCGTAATGAGGTCAACGCCGGATAAAACATGAGGATACCAGTACGCATCTCTTGTCGTGGCTGATTCGTAATAATTAAAAACCGTCACCGTTTTTTCGTACATGATACCCTCTCCTTAATTATTCTTTCTGCATTGTCTGCTTGATAATCTGATTCACACCAGTGGCCGACAATCCATTAAACATACCGACTGCAACCGCCGTGATATAGTCTGTTGCCGGGAAATCCGGGATAATTCCCATTCCGACCGCTCCAAGAATCCCGCCAATAACCGCCATGATTACTGGAATCCATTCATCAGAGATTCTTTTTGATGCTTTACAGCCCATTCCTACGATGTAGCAAATCATAACGATTGCTACGCATGAGCCTAATGTTGAAATATCCATTATTTTTCACCTCACATTAATTTAAGTTCATTGAATACTTTAAAAATTTTCGGTGACTGAATAGCAAACCAGTCAACCGTAGTTTCGTCATGTCCGAACTGCTCTGTATGTTGCCAGTTGCACTGCAATCCGCTTTCCGACAAGAACGCATGAATAATTTCATGTCTCAACTGCTTTTTCTGTAAGGAATCAAAATCACCAACATTATTTGCGTTGTCTGTTCTGATAACAATTTCTTTTGATGTATTGTCTGTGTAGCCGTCAACATCTGCATTTTTTAATTCTTTTGGACTAATTTTGTAAACCGTCCCGAGAACATTAATATTACATTCCTGCATATAAAATTGGTACTCCTTCATCCGTCCTTACTCCCATCAGAAGCGGCAAAGCTGTCTTAAGAAGTAAGTCATTCGTTTTCTGTACATCCCCGGCGGCGGCATACACCGCACTCCATTCCTTTGCACTTGCTCCAATCTGCTGAGGTGTTGCGTAAGAGATGGATTCACTGCCAGAAGATACAGATGTTACAATGCCTGTCGTGCTACCACCAGACCCGATTGTGGTTGATGCTCCACTAGCGGCGGCATTGGTAGCATTCTTTTCAGCAAGCTCAATCTGATACATTAATTCAGCCAATGAACAGACCGCCTTTCTAATACGTTTTTTAGCGCGTTCATTAGTCGGAAGTCCTCCTAAAAGCCTGTCGAATGTCAGTGTATCTACAAAATCGCTTGCCCTTCCAGCAAGTCTATCAAAGTCGTTTTCTGGCACGACTGAGCCGAAATACGACTCTGTATAAAAATCATAATCTGCATAAGCCATGCCAGTTGCCTCCTACATTTATCATTTTGCTGTTACGCTTGCGCTTCCGGCGTTCAGTGCTTTGTATGTTCCATCACACTCAACCACTGTAATTTTCTGTCCGGTTGCTGCTGTGATATCGGCTTTTCCATCCCAAGTACTCCAGTTCCTGAGATTCTGTCCATATCCAACAGTTACTGCTTCTGCTGCAACTTTGTATTTATACACATTGCCAGCATTTTCCTTGGCCGGATTTACAGTGATTTTTGTATCACCACTCTCTGTCCCAGCCACGGAATTTACTGTCAGAGTACCAAGTGTTGGTGTTTCATCAATGGTGATTACTGCGATTGCATCAATGTACTCCGCAAAAAGAGTAAGTCCCATAACTGCGAACGCTTCGGACACTGCTGTGTGATAGTTACCCTGTGTATGGAATCCGATCAGGTTTGTCTCGCCAGATACGGTGTATACAAGACCTGCTCTTGCGAAATCAGATTCGTTCGGGTCAACATAGTACAGGACGATGTTCTCAACAGGAGTAGCGATAACCTGTCCTCTCGGGATTTCACTGTCAGACAGTAAAAAGATTGTATTGAATCCCATAAAGTCTTTCATGTACTGGAAGCCGAACTGGTTCTGAATAGTGATCTCAGCTGCTCCGAGATATTCATATACGTCCAGAATGTTCACAAATCCAACAACGCCAGTTACATTTCTGTGCATCTGTTTGAATTTGTTCTCTACACGGCCTTTAGCCATTGCCAGAGCCATCTGGAATGTGGTTTCTGTGGAAGTAAGTGTACCGGTTTTCAGATAGTCGTAAAATCTTCCGGTAACATCAGTCTGAAGCTGGAAAAGGAATTCATCATCGGTCATCTGAACAGCGTTCTCGTAACCGTGATCCTTGATTGCTTCGATAGATACAGCCTTTGCGTACTTCTCAATGGTCATTTCCGCATAGTTCTTTTCTTTTACGGTAAACTTGCTGTAAGGGATCTCCTCACCCTCTGCCACCTTTCCGCTCTGTAAAGTACCCTCTGCGTATTTGGACTTGAGTACAGCACCCGGCTGTTTTTTGATAGGTCTCATGATACCCAGAATGTCACGTAAGTGCTGCCAGTTTCTTTCGAATCTGGTAACGAAGTCAATCTCACGTGCTGTGACCTGAATATCATTACTCATAATAAGATTAGCTTTTGCTGCCATATAAAAAAATCCTTTCTACCCATAATTGTTAAGGTATTGGGTTAGCGGCTATACTCTGGTGTATAGTCGGTGTAAAAATCACTGGAACAACTGGATATTCTGAGCAATTGCAGCCTGCCTTTCGGATGGGTCTTTGATTGCTTCAATATCTTTTTTTGTCATGTTTCCCGGTGTCTGCTGCTGTCCAACATGAGTAGTAAACCTTGCCTGATTCTGCTGAGCCTGTTGCTGAGATTCATCCACAAAAGCGGATGCGTCAGACTGTTTCATCTGCTCAATCAGATCATTCAGTCCAAGGATCTTACCGTCTTTCAGTTTTAATCCGGCTTCTTTAATGTCTGCCATAACAGACTTCTTTGCTGCTTCACTGGAAAATTTAACATCATCGAGTGCTGCTTTAAGTGCGTCCGAAAAATCGCGGTCATAGATCTTCGCATTGAATTCCTTTTCTGCATCCTCGGCTTTCTTCTTCCATTCAGCAAGCTCTGTCTGAATGTTCGCCGGGTCGATACCGTCAAAGCTTTTTAAGGTTTCTTCTGCTGTCTCAGCACGTTCTTTCCAGCTGTCACGTTCACCCTCGACTTTTGACAGGGTTTTCGCTACTTCTTTAGCATTTTTATAATGCTCAGAGAGTGCTTTCTTCACATCTGCCTGCTTGTCCTCCGGGATCTCAATTCCAAATGATTTTAATGTGTCAATAAGTTTCTGCATAACATCCTCCTGGTCGTGTTTATTGACCTGCCGCCGCAGGTAAATGGATTAAGCCAGTTAGACCACTGGCAGGGTAACTGGAATAACAGGAATCGAACCTGTGACACTCTGATTAACAGTCAGATGCTCTACCAACTGAGCTATATCCCATTAACCCGGATTCCCGGGTTAGCAAGGTATTTTACGTGCTATGCCTAAACACGGGACGTTCGGGCTACGTCAACACCGCCTATACGGTCGCACACCTCTGCACGGGTTGGATTTCACTGTTCAGTTATATGTGCTAACGAGGAGGTATGCCGTCATGCACTAACGGCAATGGCGCGTGTCGGAAATTGCGTCCGCTTTTCAACCTCATGCTTCTTGTGTTGGATAAACACTGCATTTTCTATTAAGGACACGCACCCAAGAAAGGAGGAAAGCAATAAAAATGTCTATGTCAAGCATTTCTGCTTACAAATCTTCCCTACGAATATATTGTATCACAGAACCTTCAAAAAGTTGTGGTACATGTTTTAGCCAATTAGAGCATATCCCTGAGCTTTTCCACGTATCTTTTAACAAGATCACGCTCTTCCCGGCACTCTGCATCCTTGGACATATCGCTCATTTCTGTAGTAAGCTCGTCAAGGTGTTCTTCCAATGCGGCGAGCATCTTCCTTTTGCAATCCTCAGATTTACCGGAACGATAGCTCTGTTTCTGTGTCATGTAGTCGTCATAAGCATCCCGTCCATCAGAACGGCTGTAATGTCCTCTGACATAATGCTCACCACGTCTGGCATAAGAACTGCCTCTGTCGTAATCTGGCAAAATTCTGCCATCATTTGAGCTGTATCTCCCCATACTGTCACGTTTTCTTCCACGTTCGCTGTAATCGTCATTGTATCCGCCACGCATCTCGTCAAGGACAGTGTTGTAATACTCTACTTTCTTGTCCCAGTACTGAGTGTTCTTGATATCTTTGTACATATCAATCAGCTTGTATGTCATTTCCAGATTTCCAGTGTTTAGCCCATTATCAGCGATTTTGGACAGTTCATCTTCGATTCTTGCGCATAAGTCTTTAATATCTCTCATAATCACACCTCCTACGCTTCTCTGGTCACGATAATATTTGCGTTCGCAACAGAAATTGCCTGATCGCTTGTGTTCTCTACTGCGATATTAACGCAACATCCGCGAGGTACGTCGATATAGATACCAGAGGACACATTGTTATACTGATCTACTGCTGCCGGTGTGGAAATCATCTGTGAAGAAAGAACCGGCTCACCAGAAATTGCAATAGCCAGAGAAATAGCTCCGACAGTGCCGCCTGTTGGAATTGCGATATTACCAGAAAAATCCACGAAGAATCTCGCTGTGCACTGGTTAGTAAGTCCT